GAAGAGGTGAAGATCAGACTCGGTGACATGGAGATCGACATCGAGCCGGGAGAGCCCAGCATTGATGACTTTGACGCCAACTTGGCCGAATACATCTCGGACAGTGCCCTTGACACCATGGCCGGTGATCTGGCCGGTGACATTGACAACGACCGCAATGGCCGCAAGGACTGGGAGAAGACATACACCGAGGGTTTGAAACTCTTGGGCCTGAACATGGAGGAGCGCACGGAACCGTGGAACGGTGCCAGTGGTGTGTTCCACCCCATGATTACCGAAGCCGTAGTGCGCTTTCAAAGCGAAACCATCACAGAGACGTTCCCGGCCGTTGGCCCGGTGCGTGCCAAGATTGTTGGCAAAGAGACCCCCGAGAAGAAGGAAGCTGCCCAGCGTGTGGCGGCAGACATGAACTTCCAGCTCACGGAGGTGATGAAGGAGTTCCGCGCCGAGCACGAGCGCATGCTGTGGTCACTGCCAGCCACAGGCTCTGCGTTCAAGAAGGTCTACTTTGACCCCAGCCTCAACCGTCAGGTGTCGATCTTCATTCCGGCCGAAGACATCTTGCTGCCTTACGGCACATCTGAAATTCAATCTTGTTACCGCGTCACGCACCAGATGCGCAAGACCAAGAACGAAATCAAGAAGCTGCAGGAAGCCGGGTTCTATCGTGACGTTGAGCTGGGCGACCCGGATAAAGCGACCAGCGAGATCAACAAGGCCAAGGACAAAGAGACGGGCTTCAGTGACCTGAACGACGACCGCTTCACACTGTACGAATCGCATGTGGACCTGTACCTCAAAGGCGACCCGCTGTGCGAAGATGAGGCAGAGATTGCCCTGCCGTACGTGGTCACCATGATCCGGGGCACTAACACGGTACTGTCCGTGCGCCGCAACTGGCGCGAAGACGATGACCTGCACTTGAAGCGCCAGCACTTTGTGCACTACCAGTACATTCCCGGGTTTGGGGCTTATGGCTTCGGTCTGTTCCACCTGATCGGCGGGTTTGCCAAGTCGGCCACCAGCTTGATGCGTCAGTTGATAGACGCGGGCACGCTGTCCAACCTGCCCGGCGGTTTGAAGACACGCGGCCTGCGCATCAAGGGTGACGACACGCCGATCGCTCCGGGCGAGTTCCGCGATGTGGATGTGGGCTCCGGCACCATCCGCGACAACATCATGCCCCTGCCGTACAAGGAGCCGTCACAGGTTCTGATGACGCTGTTGGGTAGTGTGGTCGAGGAAGGTCGCCGCTTTGCCGCTACGGCCGACATGAAAGTGGCGGACATGGGTGCCAACGCTCCCGTGGGCTCTACGCTGGCGCTGCTTGAGCGCCAGTTGAAAGTCATGACCGCTGTGCAGGCGCGTGTTCACTACGCCCTGAAGGAAGAGCTGCAGTTGTTGGCCGCGATCATCCGCGACTACACGGACGACGAGTATTCGTACGAGCCGGACGGCGAAGAGGGCCCCAAGGCCAAAGCTTCGGATTACCGTCACGTGGACATCTTGCCCGTCAGCGATCCGAACGCCGCCACACTCAGCCAGCGCGTGGTGCAGTACCAAGCTGTGATCCAGATGGCACAGATGGCCCCGGACATTTACGACCTGCCTGAGTTGCACCGGGGCATGCTTGACGTGCTGGGGATCAAAAACGCTGACAAGCTGATCCCGCTTGAGGACGACATGAAGCCGGTGGACCCAGTGTCGGAAAACCAAGCAGTGCTCCGTGGCAAACCGGTCAAGGCTTTCTTGCACCAGAACCACGACGCGCACATGGCCGTGCACAACATGATGATGCAGGACCCCATGATTGCACAGGCGATCGGGCAAAACCCACAGGCACAGAAGATCATGGCTGAGACACAAGCACATATCTCTGAGCACGTGGGGTTCAAGATGCGCCAGCAGATCGAGGCCCAGTTGGGCATGCCTCTGCCGCCCGAGGACGAGAAGTTGCCGCCGCAGATCGAGATCGCGCTGTCGGCCATGATGGCCCAAGCCGCGCAGCAAGTGGTGCAGCAAAGCCAAGCGCAGGCGCAACAAGCTCAGGCCCAGCAACAGATGCAAGACCCGGTGTTGCAGATGCAGATGCAAGAGATGCAGATGAAGCAGCAGGAACTGCAGATGAAGCAGCAAGAAGCTCAGATGAAGATGCAGATGGCTCAGCAAGACATGCAGATGAAGCAGCAGAAGATGGCCATCGACGCAGCCGCCCTTGCCGACAAGCAAGAGCTGGAGCAGGAAAAGGTCAGCGGCCAGTTGGAGCTCGAATCCATGCGTGTGGGTGCTCAGATTCAGGAAAGCAAGGTCAAGATGGACGCAGCCGATCGGTTGGCGGGCATCAAGGTCGGAGCCGATGTGCGCAAGTTCGAGGAGCAACAACGTGCCGCCCGCGCCAAGGAACAGTTGGAAGAAGACCGCATCCGCAACGATGCGCTCAAGATTGGTGTCATGGGTCGTGCCCAAGACCAGCAGCTTCTCCTGAAAGACCGTGAGATGGCCCTACGCGCCGCGCAGGAGCTTGCCCGGGAACAAAAATCCGACGATGTCGGCAACTCTGAGGAACCCAAGTGATTCAAAACTTCGCACGCGTATTGCGCGAAAAAATACGCACCGACATGAACAACTACGCTGATGACTTGGCTGGGGGTGGATGTCGCAACTTTGACGAATACCAAAAACTCTGCGGAATCATTCAGGGTCTTGCGACCGCAGAGCGTCATCTCCTAGACCTTGCAGAGAAAGTAGAGCAATCCGATGAGTGAAATCATTCTGCCCCCGGGCATCACGCTGCCAAAACATATTCAGCCCATCGAGTCCCCGGACGAGACGGCGGATAGCGAAACCAAAGCAACAGCGCTGCCGGTCCCCACTGGCTACAAGCTGCTGTGTGTCGTGCCCAACGTCGATGAAAAGATTGCCGGTACAAGCCTCGACCTCGTTCGAGATGCCGCAACCTTGCGAGCTGAAGAACACGCCACAACCGTGTTGTTCGTATTGCGGGTTGGTCCAGACGCGTACAAGGACCCTGCCAAGTTCCCATCGGGAGCGTGGTGCAAAGAGGGCGACTTTGTGCTCGTGCGTACCTACACAGGTACGCGATTCAAGGTGTTTGGTAAAGAGTTCAGGGTGCTGAACGACGACCAAATTGAGTGTGTTGTGCAAGACCCTCGCGGTTTGACCCGCGCATAAGGAGCAGAAATGGAAGATAAGTACGAGTTTCCCGACGAGATCGAGGAAAAACAAGCTGCGCGGGCAACAGAAAAGCCCGCAGAGTCCGATGACTTCGAGGTTGAAATTGTTGACGACACCCCCACACAAGACCGTGGCCGCAAGCCGCTGGACCGTGAGGTGTCGGACCCATCCGACGACGAAATGGACAATTACACGGAAGGCGTGAAAAAGCGTATCAAAGAGCTGACCCACGCCCGCCACGATGAACGACGCGCCAAAGAGAATCTTTTGCGTGAAAAGCAAGAGCTTGAGCGTATCGCTCAGCACATGATGGAAGAGAACAAAAAGCTCAAACAGTATGTAAATACGGGTTCTGAGCAATACGCTGTTTCTGTCAAGCATATCGCTGAAAACGCACTGGATGATGCCAAACGTCAGTACAAGGCCGCGTACGAGTCTGGGGACTCCGATGCTTTGGTTGCAGCACAGGAGGCCATGACCGAGGCCAAGATGCGTTCGGAGGCCGCAAAAAATTTCAGGCACACCCCTTTACAAGTGGAAACGGATGAGGTACAAATACCCCATGCGTCACCACGGACGCCCCAAGTCGATGACAAAACACTGCGCTGGCAGGCAAGAAACCAGTGGTTTGGGGCTCAGGGTCACGAAGAAATGACCAGCTTTTCACTAGGGCTGCACCAAAAACTTGTGAATTCGGGTATTGACCCGCGCTCGGAAGATTATTTCGAGAGAATCGACTCTCGCATGAAGTCTACATTCCCTGAATTTTTTGGGAACGATGACCGGCCAAAGTCCGGCGATGGCTCCAAGAAGCCTTCCACGGTAGTTGCCCCAGCCGCTCGCTCGTCTGGCGCGAAAAAAATCCAGCTTTCCCCTAGGCAAATTGCTTTGGCAACAAAGTATGGATTGACCCCGCAGCAATACGCCGCAGAAGTACTTAAATTGGAGAAATCAAATGGCTGAAACAATCAACCGGAATCCCCGTGACCTCACGTCACGCGATAAAACAACTCGCTACGTGTATACACCTGCGAGCGCACTGCCCGACCCGACACCTGAACCCGGAATGGTTTATCGCTGGATTGCGACCCACGTTCTTGGTGAAGCCCAAAACACAAACGTATCTACCAAGATGCGTGAAGGTTGGGAGCCGGTAAAAGCAGTGGACCATCCCGAGCTCATGCTTGAGGGTAATGCGAAGACTGGAAACGTCGAACTCGGTGGCCTGATGCTCTGCAAAATGCCCCGTGAACGTGCGCAAGCCCGTGATGAGTATTACGCTAAACAAGCGCAAGCCCAGATGGAATCTGTGGATAACAGTTTCATGCGAAACAATGACCCCCGCATGCCACTTTTCGCTGACCGCAAGTCAACGACCAGTCGCGGTGGAGGTTTTGGTTCTGGTTCAAAGTAACAAGGAGTCCTTAAATGGCAACTACCGCTTCCCCCTACGGCCTGCGTGCCGTGAATCGTAACGACGGCATGCCTTATGCTGGCGCTACAAGTCAGTTCCTAATCAACCCTGCGGGCACTGGCACTAACCTTTTCTTCGGCCAAGTCGTCATCATTGACGCCAACGGCTATATCGCGTTGTCTACTGCCACTGGTGCAGACCTGACGACCAACAACCTCGGCGGCAATACTCTTGGCGCTTGGGGCGTGTTTGTCGGCTGTTCTTACATCAACGCACAAGGCCAGCAGATTTACGGTCAGTACTACCCCTCCGGCACAACCGGCGTGGTGACTGCATACGTGATCACTGACCCCAACGTCACGTTCCAAGCGCAATTGGATGGCACCACCACCCAAGCAGCTATTGGCGCAAACACCTTCTTCGCAGCCGTTCAGAGCACCAGCACTGGTTCTACCCAGACTGGCAACTCGACCAGCGCCTTGGAGTCCACGCTTGTGACCACAGCCGCCGCGTTCAAGATCATCGGTTTCGCTTCCCCAGTGACCGATGCCTTCCCTGACGTGTTGGTTAAGTTCAACCCCGGCGCTTCCGCCTTCACCAACGCCGTCGGCATCTAAGGAGCTAAACCATGGCTATTTCACGCGCACAACTGCTCAAAGAGCTGCTCCCCGGCCTGAACGCCCTGTTCGGTTTGGAATATGCACGTTACGGCGAGCAACACAAAGAACTGTACGAAACAGAGAAATCTGAGCGTTCGTTCGAAGAAGAAACCAAGCTGTCTGGCTTTGGTGCTGCACCTGTCAAGAACGAAGGCTCCGCCATCGCTTACGACAACGCGCAGGAAGCCTTCACTGCCCGCTACACCCACGAAACCATCGCTTTGGGCTTCTCCATCACGGAAGAAGCTGTGGAAGACAACCTGTATGACAGTCTGTCTGCCCGCTACACCAAGGCTCTGGCTCGCGGTATGGCTTACACCAAGCAGGTTAAAGCCGCTTCTGTGTTGAACACTGGCTTCGCTGGTACTGCCCTTGGCGGTGACGGTGTTTCTTTGTTCGGCGTTAACTCCAGCGCTGTTCGCGTTGGCCACCCTCTGGTGGGCGGTGGTGTTAACTTCAACAGCCCAGCCACTGGTGTTGACTTGAACGAGACTTCGTTGGAAAACGCAACGATCCAGATCGCTGCTTGGACTGACGAACGTGGCCTGCTGATTGCAGCCAAGCCTGTCAAGTTGGTTATCCCTCCATCACTGATGTTCGTTGCCAAGCGTTTGCTTGACACTGAGCTGCGTGTTGGTACTGCTGACAACGACATCAACGCGTTGAAGCAAATGGGCACCATCTCCGGTGGCTACACTGTCAACAACTTCTTGACCGACACAAACGCTTGGTTCCTGACCACAGACGTGCCAAACGGCTTGAAGCATTTCGAGCGTTCCGCCTTGGCTACGTCAATGGATGGAGACTTCGACACCGGCAACGTCCGTTACAAGGCTCG